TTACTAGCGAGCCGCAAAATCTTTATCATATTTATCAGCCCACGATTTGTTTTTGACCAATTCTTCCGCCAACTCTTCCACCAACTCTTCTGCCAATTCTTCTGCTTTTACAGAGTTTTCATACTCCCTCTCTATCTTCGCATCGTTCATCTGCTTCTCTATCCATGTCGGTGGGTTGAGCAATTCAGGGGGAAAAACAGGTTCCTTACTCGCAACCCATTGAGAGGGGTGAAACATTTTGAATTTTAAGATCTTTTTAATTTTCATTGGTTTTTTTTTATTTTTATTGGTTTCAATTAGAAGTTAAGAGGAAATCTCCTCTATGTCAAGCATTGATCGGTCATACATCATGATAAATCCCTCGCCATTGCATTGGACCCCCATGACATTATAATCCACCCACTCCTCCGCTTCCTCTTCTTCCATGCCCTCATCCATGAAGATCTTTATTGTTTTTTTGTAGTCGTATATGAGGAGGCCAGAATCAGATACTCCTGCAATCGCATCATTTAAATTATGAAGCATTAAGGCATCTTCTGAAATGGATCTACTCATTACTTTTTTTGGGTAATTAAAATATTATAACGCTTTTTGTGCTGGCGAATACCAATTCGGAGCATTTCTTTTGGTCCACTTAGCGAAGTGAGACTTATCATAGTTGTAATACTCTCTATACTTCTCTACAACAGAAAGGTTTTCAAAGTTAGGATGCGTCCTGCACTTTTGATTTTGGTTAATAGCTACAGCGAACTCCGTAAGAGATCCAGATGGGACATTGGATCGATGCATATTAAACATACACCACATAATAAACCTCTCAGAAAAATGCTCCTTCTCAGTGCGGAACTTTTTCTCTCTAGCCATCGAAATACCATGACGGATTAGCCACATCATGTTAGATTTGTTCTTCATCGCCCAGATCGTGCATGGGTGCTTTGCGTAGGAATGCTTACGAGTATTACCCTTTTGAGTCCTTGGGCAACCACAGCTAGCCAGAACCTCAAGAGAGAAACAATTAGCTAGCATCTGGGCAGATTCTACCACCATCTTGGAAACATGCTTGTCACAAAGGTTTTGCGCTGCTTGGTATGGGTCTTTATCTGTAACAAATATATTCATGTCTGCAGAATTCTGCACTAATTAACCGTTGTCGTCAAGATTTTTCTTCAACATTTTCTCGATGTCGTATTCGTAAAAACTTAAACCAAGGATAACACATTCCCACAAGTAACTTTCTAATTTCCCTGATGCATTTAGCTCTTGTTTAATATCAGCGTAAATTTTTTTCTTTCGCTGGTTGCTATCTATATCGATTTGTCGGATTTCTCCTGCCGCTTTTCTAATTGCGTCGAGTTTTTCTTCGACATCCATACTATTTTTTCTTTTTAAATTTATTTTTAAGTTTAGAAAATACAGACTTTTTGTCTGGACGGGCTGTAAAATCAGCGCACTTGAGCTTATCCCCCAGACCAAACAATTGTGTCAGCCTCTTTTTTTGTTCAGGGTTAATATCAAAATCGAATTTAGGTTCTTGTTCCATGTTTTATTTAATTGAGTAATTCAAAAAGGAATTTAAGCACGAAGAATATGGCAATCCCAGAAGTAATCGCGGCCAAGAACTGTATCGACGGCCTGACGGATGGAGTTTGCGGTTTCATTATTTAGCTTTATTGTGTTAGATCTGGTAACAAATTATTCTTCGATGACTTCGCCTGAAAAAACACGGCGGGAAATTTCTTGGTCATCCCCTTCGATCTTGTTTCCACTAGGATAATAGGCTCGAAAACCCCTGAACTTCGTTCCGTTCATCCAAACAAGTGATGCTTTTTTTTGTCCATTCTCATACCAACAATCGAATTGGCCGTGTAACTTGCCGTCCTTGACCCCGCCTTTTGCTAGGAGCTTCCCATTTATATAATGCCTAAGCACAACCCCGCTAAAGAGATTATCCTCACTCTCGATATCAGATGTGTAAAAAACATTTGTGCTGGGATTAACGTATAACTTGCTACTGTTAACTGTCGGGCCATCAGGATAGCCTCCTCCTCTGTTGACATATGCTTCAGCACCGTATTTAAATAATATTGATATGAATAGAACTATTGTCGAGATTACTGCTAATTTTTTCATTTATTTTTATTTTGTTTTATTTGGTTTGATCTGGGGGTTTTTGTGCTTATTTGAAACTTTTTAATTCGCTTTGGTCTAAGCAATATCCTTCTCCATGTCCAAGATCCTTCAGGTTCGACGACTGAACTAACTCATTCTTCATCGCATAACCTTTTATATCGACTTCAGAGTCATCGACTATGCACAAAACATACATATCAACGTCGGGATTAGATTTTTTTGTAGCTAAAAGCCTACCATTTTTATAAGTTGTAGATTTTATATCGTAGGCATAACCTTTCAACTTACCATCTGCACTCCCGCTACGGGGAGTCAGCCCCAAGTCTGGGAAAGTATTAAATTGCTTAGCGAATGCATACTCAGCCTTCATCCCCATGACATCGGCTTCACTACCGTCATGAGTGCCGACCTTAGCGTCTTTAACGCCAGAGCTTCGGGCAATAATTGACCTCATCCTGCCTAACTGCTCGCAGATTAAAACCTCGTCTGGATCTAGCTTTACAATCATTTATTTTGTTTTATTTTGTTCGATCTGGGATCTTTCTTCCATGAGCATAGCCTTAGCTAAGATGGCGTAGTTAACAATGTCATCACACGCATCTTCTACCGATTCATTACTCACTTTTAACTCTTTGTCATTGGTAAAGCTACGAATTCTCTGGATCTTATCGATCACACGCAACAATAACCCTTGAACTGGGTGAATGTCAAGGATAGATGATGCATTGAAATTGGCGAAAGGATCTGTAGATGATTTGCCGCCAGTATAATCACTATTTTTTTGTTCCATTATCCCCCGACACGATTTACATGTGTCGTCATGCAACTGTAATAATTGTTTTGTGTTCATTCTATTGGTCTTTTACAAATTTACCATCCACCATCTTACCCGTCCTGTTTTTAATCTCCTCATACGCCTCACTTAAACAATAAGTAGGATCTAATCCCAGCATCTTGGCCGCAATAATAATCGTCACTAACATATCCCCTATGCCGTCAACAACCTCTGGGTTATTAAATGCCGATTGCCGAACCGCATCTATTGTTTCATCCAACTCCTCCTGAGTCTTGTCCAACTGAGCTAAAGGGTCCGCAGCATCGAAGATGCCCCGATCACCCGCCCAAATAACTACTTCCGCCACCAATGTATCAAAGTTCTTCATTTTTCTTTGTTTTATTTTTTTCCATTCTCTCAATATGCCTACCCCAGATATCATCTGGCACTTCGCTTAACGCTTCCAATCGCTTACGCAAATGTGACTGCATTCTTACATTATACAACTCAATCGGAAAAGTTACAAGTGTTTTTACGAAAACACTCACACCAACAAATACGGATAGCACCACACCAAACGTCAGGCCGACCAAAACACTGAGAAATAGGCACTCTATTTTTAAATAGCTAATTTTCATAAACAATTGTCAAAGCGTAAGGAAATTGTAGGACGCTACCCAGGCGGTGGCAATAAATCTCCATAAGAGCTTGGGGTCTATAGTAACCGATAAACAACTCTGGTCAAGAGATTTTTTCGAGATTAATAAAAAAAGTGTAATTCTAAGTATGCCTCAAGAATTATTAAACAGAATGCACTCTAGCACGTCAGTATTATCAGGAGACTGGGCAGACTTTAGATCTGAAGTCACAGGGATGTATCTTCTGAGTGGCCAAGCTGGTCATGAATGGGACGCTCAACACCTGATCAGGGAATACAATAACAATATTGATGTCCGATACAAAGGTTGGACTGGAGCTTCCCCTGCGACTACTGGGCTATTTATCGAGCCTTATAATGATGGGCTAAGTTATCAAGGCACAGGGGATTTTAGGAATTACCCTTGAACCTTTTCGATAGGCAATTGGTATTCTTGATAAGGCAGAAACCAATGGCCACACCCTGACAAGACATCCGAAAAAAGGACCATAGACATCCAATCTTTCCTGCCATTGCGCTGGTAGCCTTTGTATAAACAATCACTTACTTTTGTGACTCTGTCTTTTAAATCGCATTTTTCTTTAGCTAAGTTGAAAAGATCAATGTTTTTGACGTGAAGGAAGAAAGCCCCGACATCAAAAGCTATCCAAACAGGAGTTCCTTTTTCGTTGCACCAACCAGTCTTACCATTCACATTAGTGAATTCCAAAAGGATTCTGCCTTCTCGCGTGGAGTTTTTTATTCCTTTGAGGTCTACAGTCTCACCATCAACAATAAAATCTACATGTCCGATATCTTGCATCTTACCTGTCTTTTTTATGCTCAGCCCCGCTGATAGACATGAGTGATGATAACGCTGCGTAGATTCATCCATGAGCTTTTTAGTGTGCGCGACATGGCTAGAACCAGAAAGACCTTTAGCTTTATTAGAAATCATATATATATACTATATAAGTAATTAAAAATCGCAAGAAAAAACGCAAGAAAACCCCCTACCCTTGATAGGTAGGAGGCTAATCTAGAAAAGCTAGACTATTTCTGCTTGGATTTACCGATATTTAACGCAGCCCAATCGATTAATTTATAGATCTTAGCCCACGAACCTGACTGTGGGGTTGGGGTTGCAGCGGTGATGGCTGAAGCTAAAGCTATAGCGGCTGTAACTACGCCAAACCAAGGGTTATCTTGAACCAGTTGAATGAGTATGTCCATACTACTATTTACACCATTTAGTACAATTATGAAGCGATTTGTTTCGTGGCGTAACCTCGGTATTGATCAGCAGGATCTAATTCCCACCCTTTAATGCCAAACTTATGCGCTCCGATCTCTCCTCTCATCAAGTCATGGATTTCTGGAGAGTCTAACTTATGACAACAAGAATCAATGGGATTATCTCGCTCATTCAAGACTGCTATCATCAATTCTTTGTAGCCATTAGCCCCGATAATTCGGCTATCGTATCTGCAACTCATTCAAGAAAATAATTT